CATCGAGACGGCCGAAGGCATGATCGACGACGCGAACCCTGTCAATGCTGGCTGGCTTGCCATGCACAAAGCGGGCCTGCGAAGTGCCACCGTGGCACCGCCTCCCCCGAAGCCCCCGAAGGCCAGCGCCCTAACCTCACCCCCCGCCCCTGAAGGCGAGCCCTTGCGCGGCTACGGTGGGAACCTCGACCGCTCGGCCAAGATCGCAAACATCGAACTCAAGCGGCGGCAGGCGGAGCGGCACGAACTCGCCATCTCCGAAAAAAAGCAGGAACTCATATCCCGCGAAATCGTAGGCCGCATGTTCTCCGTTTTCGATGCCGCGATGAAAACCAATTTTCACGACCTCCCCCGCCGATCAGCCGCCCGCCTTCACGCCATCGCGGTTTCCGGCGGCGTCCAAGCGCTGGAAGCGGCGATAGAAGAGGAAATCACTTTCGCGCTTTCCCGGACGGTGGACGCGGCAAAGGAGTACCGCCTATGACAGGCGCCGCAGAACGCCGGAAGCGCAGGCTATGGACAGCCGCCGACGATGCCGCCTCCCTCGAATGGCTCAAGGGCATGATCGTCGCCACCATCCATACCCAGATAACCCACGTACTACCCTCCCAGTGGGCCGCCGACCATCGCATCCTCCCCGAGGGCCTGACTGCGATGCCCGGCCCTTTCCGCTGGGACGTTACCCCCTACTGGCGCGAAGTCCTCGATTGCCTCGCCCCCACCTCAGCCGTCCGCGAGGTATACGTCCGCAAGGGCGCGCAGGTCGGCTACACCGTGGCCGTCCTTGAAAACTTTATCGGGTATATCATCGCCTGCGAGCCCGGCCCGTCCATGATGATATCCGCCGATGCCGGAGTGGCCGAAGCGTCCGTTGAGCTTCGCGTAGACCGCATGATCCAATCCGCCGGCCTGCAACACAAAATATTTTCCCAGTCCGAAAAAAAGCACTCAAAAAAAACCGGCGACTCGAAATCAAAAAAGGAATTCCCCGGCGGCTTCCTCATGGCCGTCGGCCCCAACTCAGGCGGAAAGCTCCGCTCCTTTTCCATCCGCTACCTACTCGGCGACGAGTTGGACGCGATGCCGCAGGAGGTCGGAGGGCAGACCCGCGAAGCGATCACCGCCATGGAGGGCGACCCGTGGGGCCTCGCCGTACGCCGCACGGACAGCTTTGAAGCCATCCGCAAGATCCTCGGCGGGTCAACTCCGCTGATCAAGCAGACCTCCCGCATAACCTCCCTGCACGACGAAGGCGACGCCCGCCGCTACTTCGTCCCCTGCAAGCACTGCGGGGAAATGCAAATCATCGAGTGGAAAGGCATCAAGTTTTCCAAGGACGCCGAAGGCCGCCTTGACTATACCTCCGTCCACTACGAATGCACCGCCTGCGCCGGAGCGTGGACGAATTCGGACAAGGCTTTTTTCCTCACCCGCGGCGAATGGAGAGCGACCCGCGAGCCGCGCCGCCCCCAGGTCCGAAGCTACTCACTGTCCTCGCTCTATTCCCCCGTCGGCATGCGCTCATGGGAAGACATCTGCGAGGAGTGGATCAAGGCCCACGGCGACCCCCGCCGCCTCCGCGTCTTCGTCAACACCGTCCTTGGGGAAGCCTACGAGGAGCGCGGCGAAGCCCCCGCCCCGGAGCGCGTCATGCTTCGCCGTGAAAACTACTTCCCCGAACTATTGACCATGCGCGCCGACGGCTCGCATTTCTGGACCGACGCCTCCCTTCCACCAGGCCCCCTCGTTGTCACCATCGGCGCAGACGTCCAGCATGACCGTATCGAAGTTGAAATAGTCGCATGGGGACCGGGCAAAACCTCATGGAGCGTCGGCTACCACGTCCTGAACGGAGACACGTCCGACCCCCGCGCCCCGGTATGGTGCATGCTCGACGAAATCCTATCCCGCCCCCAGCATGGCGGCATCCCCCTCTCCCTCGCTCTCATCGACTCAGGCGACCAGACCGCCGTCGTCTATGCTTTCTGCGATCAGTACGCGGGCGGCGTCCTCCCCTCCAAAGGCTCCGACCGCCTCGACTCAGGCCGCCGCATCTTCGCCCTCCGCGATGTCACCGGCCAAACCTGCAAGCGCATCGACCTCGCAACCAGCGACCTCAAGCAGGAGTTTTACACTCAGACGAAGGTCGGACCGATTGACGCCCCAGCCGCAGGCGCCGACCTCCCGCCCGGCTATTGTCATTTCCCTGCAGACTACGACCGCCGATATTTTGAAAAGCTTTTTTCAGAGGACCTCGTGACCGAGACCGACCGCTATGGAAAAATACATCGCCGCTGGAAAGTGAACGGCCGTAACGAGGCGCTTGACTGCCGCGTCTACGCCCTCGGCGCCCTGTACGTCGTAGCCTCCGCAATCACCGCGAGCGACGACGACAAGACCGGCGAGGTAGACTGGCCGCTATTCTGGAGCATCGTCGGAAAAAAATGACGACTTGACAGAACGTAACCAGAGTGGTTAAGATGTAACCGAAATAGAGGCCCCTCCGCAGGGGCCGCCCGCACCTCCGGAACCAAAAAAGCGGACGGCCCCTTTCTTTCAAGGAGTACATTTGGCGCGATCGGTAACGGACATTAGCCTTGACCTTGCCGCCGCATACGCCGCCCGCCGGAAAGCGCTGGAAGCCGAGGAGTACAGCATTGATTCCGGTCAAGGCCGCCAGTCCGTCCGCCGCTCCCTCGTCAACATCGAAAGGACCATCCGCGTCCTCGAAGCCGAACTAAACGACGCGACCAGCAACGGTCCCGTTTTCGTAAGGTATACCCCCTAATGGGCCGCATCGCAAACGCCATAGCGCGAGCCGCACTAAGGCAGACCGCCGATTATAAAAATGCTCTGAAAGAAATTGACGAATATCTCGGGATAGCCCCCAAGAATACCGGAAAGCCCTCCGCGTCATGGAACTCGCGCGGCGGCTACTCCAACGCTCCCCGCTTCGACGGCGCAAAGTTTCGCGGCGCCCTCCGCTCCGCCTACGCTTCCGGCTACGAACTGGACGCCGAAACCCTGCGATCCCGCTCCCGCGTCGCCTACTGGGAAAGCACCCAAGCCCGCGCCCTCCTGACCCGCCTTGTCGATAGCGTAATCGGAACCGGCCTGACCCCGCAATGCTCTCCCGCGTGGGAGCTTATCGGATCCAGCATGGCCCCCGAAGCTCGCCGCGCTTTCCAGCGCAACGTGGAGCTGCGCTTCTACCTTTGGGCCACCTCACACGAAGCCGACGCCGCCAGCCGCCGCACGCTTTCCGAGCTTCAATCCTTCGCCTTCGCCAACGAATTGCGCGACGGCGAGACCATCGCCATCCTCCGCTATTCCGGCAAGCCCGGCCGTATCTCCCCGCTGTCCATCCAGATCCTCGACCCTGACCAGATCGATACCCAAGTCACCACCCACGGCACCCCCGACCGCGTATGCCTCGCCGTCGCCGCGAACGCACGGGGAAACGTCGTCAAGGACGGCTTCGAGCTGTCCCCCGCCGGTGAACTCATCGCCGTCTTCCTTTGCGACCCGATCACCCGCAAGACGACCCGCGTCCCCGCCTCCGGCCCCTCCGGCCGCCGCTTCGTCGTCATCCCCGCCATCCTCGACCTTCCCGGCCAGATTCGCGGAGTCGGCCCCCTCGCCCCCCTCATCCACGAAATCCAAAAGCTGACCGACTACACCGGCGCCGAAATCGAAGCCGCCGTCATCAACGCCATTTTCGCCGCCTACATCAAGCCCGGCGAAATCAACGACACCAGGACGAACCTCGCCCAAGCAGTCGGAGGCGGAGCGATCCGCCGCGACGCTCAAGGCTCATCCGACGCCACCGCAAAGACCGGGCAGGAAGTACGCCTCGACAAACCCGGCATGATCGTCGGCAACCTTAAAGCCGGGGAAGACCTCGTATCCTTCGACACCAAGCGCCCGAACGTTAATTTCGACGCCTTCGTGAAGTCGATCATGCGGAGCCTTTCCGCCTCCATGTCCATCCCCGTCGAAGTCCTTGAAATGACCTTCTCAAGCAACTACAGCGCGAGCCGCGCGAGCCTGATCCTTTTCTGGCAAGTCGTTGAACGCTGGCGCGTGCACCTGATTTCCCAGTTCCTCCAGCCGGTTTATGAAGCGTGGTTTACCGAGGAAGTCGCCGCCCGTCGCATCGCCGCCCCCGGCTACGACAGCGCTGACCCCGTGGTAAAGCGCGCATGGCTCGCCTGCGACTGGATCGGCCAGTCCATGCCCAGCATCGACCCCGTGAAGGACGCGAAGGCTGACGACACCCGCATCGAGCAGGGTGCCACCACCCGCGAACGCGTCGCCCAGAAATACAACGGCTCGGACTTCTACGACAACGCCGCCCGGCAGGAAGCGGAACGCAAGGTCATCCCCCCGCCCCCCACCGCGTTCGGCGCCCCCGCCCAGCCCGGCGCGAAGCCCGCCCCTGAAGACGAAGACGACAAGCCCGAGGAGGGCGACGAATGAAAACGGTAGTAATCTCCGGCGTCATCGGTTGGGACGTTTCCCCCGCTGACATCCGCAAGCAACTCGCCGAAGCGAACGGGGAGCCGGTCGATATCCAGATCAGCTCCCCGGGCGGATTCGTCGTAGACGGCCTTGAAATATTCAACCTGATCAAGGGCTATAAGGGCGCGAAGACTACCCACCTGATGGGCCTTGCCGCCTCAATGGCGTCGTACATCGCCCTCGCCGGAGACAAAGTCACCGCCGAATCCAACTCCGTTTTCATGATCCATAATGCCCTCGGCGGAGCTTTGGGAAACCATAAAGAACTCCGCAAGACCGCCGACATCCTCGAAGGCTTTTCCATCATGCTTGCCGCCGCTTACTCCGCGAAGACCGGAAAGACCGTCGAAGAAATCCGCACCATGATGGATGAGGAAACCTTCCTATTCGGCTCCGAAGGCAAGGATGCCGGTTTTATCGATGAGATAATCGGCGAGCCCTCCACTGAAAAGGCCTCCGCCATCTCCACCGCGAAAGCCGCCCGCGCCGCCTGCGACGAGACCGTGCGCAAGTTCTCCGATCAGGACAGCGCGTCAAAGATCGCCGCCCTTCTCCCCGTATCTCCCGCTGGCGTCGCCAGCTCGGCCGCTGCCACCTCGGCGGCCCCTATCCCTTCAAAGGAGGCCCCTATGGACCTTCCCCAGCTCAAGGCCGAGCATCCCGAGGCATACACCGCCGCGAAAGCGGAAGGAATCGCCGAGGAACGCGCCCGCCGCGAATCCCTCATCGCTTTCAAGGGGGTGAACCCCGACGGCGACCGCGCCACCGAGGAGGCTATCACCTCCGGCAAGGCCGCCATGGAAGCGACCCCCGCCATCATGGCCGCCATCGCCAAGGGCAACAGCCCGAACGCCGACGGCGACAACGCCCCCACTGTCGGCACCACGGTACCCGAGTCCGCGTCCGGCGGCGCCTCCGTGACGGGCATGTCCGCCAAAGATGTCGCCGACTGCGTCAAGGCCGGGATGACCCTCGAACAGATCAAAGCCAACGGCCCCCGCGCCGGTAAGGAGTAAGCATGGCCCTCACCGCAGATCGCCCCTATGAGACTTCCGGCCCGATGCAGTCGGTCCGGATCCTCATGACCACGAACGACATCTACTTCAAAGGCGCGCTGATCAACTTGACCGCCGCCGGGGGCCTCGGAGTCGTGGCCAGCAATACCGCCGCCCAGGGAAACCCGACCTTCATCGCCACGAAGTACCTCGACAACACCGGCAAGACGGAATACCTCGAATGCGAGACCGGCAAGGTCTGGATCCCCGACGCCGCGGCCGCTCAGGCTGACGTGGGAGACTACTGCTACGCCACCGCAGACGACACCATCGCCAAGGCCGCGAACGCCGCCAACCCGTGCGGCATGATCGTCGATGTCCGCGTCGGCGTCGCGTGGCTCGTGGACCTCACCAAGGGCATCCCCGTAACCGCTCTGGCTTAACCCTCAGCCCCGGCGCCTCATGTCGTGAGACAGCATGGCGCCGGGTAACTTTTCGATGAACGTCGTGAGACGTACAGGAGTCCTACATGGTCAAAGGCATGAGCATCGTTGCTCTCCAGACCCTTTTTCGCAAAGAGTACAACGCGGCCGTTGAGGCCTACTCGAACACCTCCGCATGGGATGCCGTGTCCGATATCGGTACGGAAATCCCCTCCAACGGCTCCAGCGAAGATTACCGCTGGCTTCAGGAAACCCCCGAATTCGAACAGTGGATCGGCGACCTGAACGTTGGCGACCTCGCGGAATACAAGTACGCGATCACCAACGAACCCTTCGCGGCCGCCGTCGGCGTTCACACCGACGAAATCGAAGACGACAAGGATGACCTCATCCTTTCCCGCATCCGTGGCATGGCTGGCGGCGAGAAACGCAAGTGGGGCAAGATGCTCCATACGCTTCTCGTCAACGGAACGACCAATCTTGCCTTCGACGGGATCGCGTTCTTCTCCAACGCCTCCGGCGTCCGCCTGAACGACAACCTCTTGGCCGGAACCATCAGCGCCGCGACACCCACCATCGCGCAGGTCCTCGCCGACGTGGATACGGTCATGCAGGCTATGGGCGCCTTCGTCAACACTCGCGGCGAAATCGTCGGCATCGTGCCCGATACCTTCGTCGTAAGCATGAAGGCCGCGACCACCTTCCGCCGCGCCCTCCTGTCGCCCACCGACGGCAGCGGCACCAACTCGGCCGTAGCGAACCCCTTTCAGGGCATGCCGATCCGGATCGTAGTCGATCCCGGTCTGACCGACTTTAACGACTTCTACGCGCTGGCCACGAAGTACCCCGTCGGCCCGCTTATCAAGCAGAAACGTTCCGACGTGAAAACCTTCCTCGACGATACCGGGGAAAATGTGAACGGCCGTCTCGCTTTCGGCGCGAAGTTCCGGGGGAACGTGGGCTACGGCCTCCCGATCATGGCCGCGAAAGTCGTCTCCGCCGTCGGCTGATAACCCAGCCGGGGAGCAATCCCCGGCTACCCTGAAGGAGCCCCGCCCATGAAGATGATCAGATATCCCAACGGGAAAACCGGAGCCGCATCGGATAAGGTGGCCGCGATTCTTGCGAGCCGCCCCGGCCATTCGATCGTTGGCGACGAAAAAAAGATTTCGGAAAAAGCCCGCGAAAAACTGGAAGAAAAAGCCCTGAGCCTTGGAATCGGCACCCCCGAATTCATCGCCACGCTCTCCGATCCCGAACTTGTCGAAAGGGTCAAGGCCGCGAAGTGAGCATTTCCGAACTGGCACGGGCCGACATTGCGACAAGTGGCGCCGCCGACTGCGACAGCGCCACCCTCACCGCGCCCGCCTCGCTAGACTCGGCCGTATATGTCGTCCCCTGCCAGTTCGTCCGGCGCGGCCAGTCCCTCGACGCCGAAGGCCTTGCCGTAATCGCTGATTCCGCTTCCCTCTCCGTCGCCCTCGTCGCCCTCGCCTTCGTCGGCATCGCTGACCCCGAAGTCCTGAAGCAGAAAGGCTGGACCGCCCTAGTCAACGGCGTCCTTTACCGTCTCGATGCCTGCCCGATTGACTACACCATCGGCCAAGCAACGATCACCCTGAAAAGGAGCGCCGCATAATGCCCCCCTCCCTGCCGCGCTCCCTCGATGACCTCATCCTTGACGGTCTCGTCGGCAAGATCGCCGCGCACCGCGACGCCGACGCCCTCATATCCTCGGCGTTTTCCTACGACGTCCAGCGCGACAGCACCACCCCGTATCAAGACCTCACCGCCCCCCTCGTCAACCTCACCGAAGAGACTGACACCCCCGACCGATCCCGCGAGTACGTCGCCCGCTTCCGCGTCTCCTGCCTCGTCCCCACCCTCGATGACGACGCCACCGCCGTAGCCCGCCTTTACGTCCTGAAGGAACAGGTCCGCCGCGCCCTCACCGACCGCGCCGATTACGACGTGGGCCAGATCAGCGGCACCATATCCAGCATCAAGCGCCCCACCTGGACGCGCGCCACCTTTGAAGATGACGACCTATCGCTGACCATCCTCGCAGGCTCATGGTCCGTAGAAGTGACCTATGCATATGAAGCCGCAGACATATCAGGCACCCCGCTTGAAGAAATTTCCATTGAGCTTATCGGGCGCTTCTCCGCGCTCTATCCCTTAGGAGGCCCCTCTTGATCGGTTTCTCCCTCGTCCCCAGCGCCGCGATAGCCTCCGGCGTATTCGTGGAGCAAGAAAACGTCCGTACCGGCGTCGGCGGTCTCGTCATCCCGCAGAAAATCGCGCTTTTCGGCCAGTACAACGCGGGCAAGTCCCCCACCGCGTACACCCCGCGCCTGATCACCTCGCCCGATGAGGCCGCAAGCCTTTACGGCGTCGGCTCCATGCTCCACCTCATGGCCCGCAAGACCTTCCTCGGCTCCGGCACCGTCGAAGTCTACGCCGTCCCGATCCCTCCCGACGGCTCCGCGACCGCTGCCGACGGCGCGATCACCATCGAAGGCACCGCGACTTCCGGCGGCACCATCTCCCTCGCCATCGGCGGTCAAAAGGTTTCCGTCAAGGTAACACTCGGCGACGGAGCGAACGCCATCGCGTCTGCCGTCTCGAACGCCATCGCCGCCGCCGTCAATACCCCCGTTACCGCCACCCCCTCCGGCCCCGTGGTGGCCATCGTGTCGAAGTGGTCCGGCGAGTCCGCGAATCAGATCACCATAAAGAAGGACATCGACGACGGCGACGACCTCCGCGAACCCACCGGGATCACCGTACTGATTTCCCAGCCCGCACGAGGCGCCACCGACCCCGACACCGGCCCCGCCTTCGAAGCCCTCGGCGCCGCGTTCTTCACGCAGATCGCCTTCCCCTACACCTCCGCCGACGCCCTCATAAGCCTCGATTCCGCCTTCACTGCCCGCGTTGCCCCCGAGGTCAAGAAGCCCTTCCTCGCGCTGATCGGCTATACCGGCCTCCGCGCCGATTTCCTTGCGCATGTCACCCCGCGCAACTCCCCGGCTGAGTCGTACATCCTCGCCGAAGGCTCCCCCTCCCTCGCGCTGGAAATCGCCGCGTCGGCCGTCGGAGTCTGCGCCCGCTCCGCCGCCGCGAACCCCGCCCGCCCGTGGAAGACCCTGGTACTCCCCGGCATCCGCGCCGGAGGCTATCCCGCCCTCACCTACACCGAGCATGACGCCATGCAACGCGCAGGAGGCGGCACCACGGACGGCAACCTCGATGGCACGGTCGCCATCCATGACCTCGTGACCTCGTACAAGACCAACGGCCTCGGCGCCGCTGACGACGCATGGCGCTACCCGGAAACCATCGCGAACATCCAAGCGAAGGTGTACAGCCTCGACAACCTTTTCAAAGGCAAGCCCTTTGACCGCGGCATCGTCATCCTCGATACCGACGTGACCGGGATCAGCTACGCGATCAGCCCGAAGCGCGTCAAAGCCTTCCTTCGCCAGCTCATCGACGAGCTCTGGATAGCCTCCGCGTGGAGCAAGGACCGGGATTCGATCATGGCCTCCATCGTCGCCGAAATCGACCCCACGAACCCCGGCCGGATCAATATCCAGCTTACCGATAACCTCGCCGCAGGCCTGCGCATCGTCGCCATCCTGTATCAATGGGCCTTCGCGGCCGCGTAAAAGGAGACTGAAAAATGGTAGTCCGCGCAGGCGATATCCGCCAGCTCACAATCGACAGCCGGGAATACGACGTAGCCCCCGAGTCCTCCTGCACCGTCAAGCCCGGCGGCTTCAAAAACGAAGTTGCCCGCAACGGGAACGGCACGCTCCACGTCAAGCAGGCCCGCACGAACGCAGGGATTGACGCGCTGTCCATCTCCATCGATGACAGCCGCCAAGACCTCGAAGAACTGCAGACTATCGCCAACGACGGCGAGGCCGTGCCCGTCACGATGACCCTCGCTTCCGGTATCGCCTACTCCGGCCCCCTCGTCCTCGTGGCCGAAGACCTGGGCAAAAGCACCGGAGACGGCACCGTCGAAATCTCCCTCTTGGGTGAAAGGTTCGAGCAGATATGACCGAAGTCATCGCCCGCGAAGTAGCCGATGGCATGGTATCCGACTGGGCCGCGTCGCTTGACGTGGTCCTCTCTGACGACGGCAGGGCGCGCATCATCCGCGCGATCATGTCCGGCCGCCTCGATTACAACGGGGCGAAATTCTCTTACATCCTCGCCGCCCCCGTCGCCCTCGAAAACGGCGGGAAGGTGGAGAAGCTGGACATCGCGGAGCCCACGGCCGCCCAGCTCCGCGAGGCATCGAAGGCGAACCGCGACCCGATGGATACGGCCATGCGTCTGCTCTCCGGCGTGTCCGGCCAGCCGCTCGCCATCATCGACCGGCTCAAGCAGCGGGACGTGATGCTCCTTTCCGAGCTTGTCGGTTTTTTTGGCTAGCGGCCGCCGCGCCGCTTGACCGCATGCTCTGGTCGGTAGCGGCACAGTACGGCTTTACGGAGGCGGAGATAATGGCAATGCCCATTTCCCGCCTGTCATTCTGGTACTTAGGCCATGAGGCCATGGCGCGAGGGGAGAGGGTGAAATAATGGCGAATCTTACCCTTAAAACCGTCTTTTCCGCCGTTGACCAGATGTCCGGCCCGGTCAAGACGATCACCGACAAAATGGAAAAGTTCAACGTCGCCACCGGGAAAGTAGCCAAGATGGGAGCGGCCGCCGCGAAGGCCGCCGCATACGTGGCCGCCGCCGCAGTGGCCGCAGGCGCCGCCGTGGGCCGCGCTACCGTCGCCTTCGCCGAACGCGGGGACGACATCGCCCGCAACGCCTCGATCCTCGGCCTGTCCACCACCGCATATCAGGAACTCGCCTACGCCGCGAACCTCGCCGACGTGGAGCAAGAAGCCATGACCGCCGCAACGAAAAAGCTGAACAACAATTTAGGCCAGCTAAAAAGCGGCACCGGCGCCCTGTATACCGAACTCAAGCGCACGAATCCCCAGCTCGCCCGCCAACTCCGCGCGGCGAAATCCACTGACGACGCCTTCACCCTCATGGCCGCCGCCATCGCCAAAGAAACGAACGTCCAGAAACGCGCGTCCCTCGCGCAAGCCGCTTTCGGCAAGGGCGCGCAAGACCTTATCCCCATGATGGAAAGCCTCGCCGCCGCCCGCAAGGAAGCGCAGGACTCAGGTACCATCATCTCTGAGGCCGACGTAGCCGCCGCCTCGAAACTAGACGACGCCCTGAAGCGCCTGAAAGCAACCGGCCTTTCCCTCGCGAATTCCTCCCTTGCCGCCGTCGCCGAAAAGCTCGCCCCGATTGCCGAGCGCCTGACCGCATGGGCTCAGGCCAACCGCGAAGTAATCGGCCAGAAAATCGACTCCGCCATAGCCGCGATTACGAAGACCCTCGAAGCCCTCTGGTTCCTTCTTGACTCCGGCATCGTCCCCGCCCTACTCGCCGCAGGGCTGGCCATGAAGGTTTTTGCCGGAGCCTCCGCCGTCCTCGCCGTCGCCAAAATGGCGAAGTCAATGGGCGGCCTGACTGCCGCCTTTACCGCTTTGGGCCTCAGCCCCGGCATGCTCGCCGTCGGAGCCGTCGCCGGTCTGATCATGCTCATCGTCTCCAACTGGGACAAGATCACCGGCTTCTTCGACAAAATGGCGAACGCCGCCCCCTCCTCCATCGGTTCCGCCGATGCCCCCGAGACCGATGCATGGGGCGTCCCCGTCCCCGGTTCCGGCCGCACCGACGAAGGCACCCCCATAGCCCCCGTATCTTCCTCGTCCTCCACCGTCTCCCGCTCGGAACTCGCCGTAAACTTCGCGGGCCTTCCTTCCGGCACCACGATGCGGCAGACCGGCGCCGCCCCCGGCATCAGCATCAACCAAGGCCGTACGCTCGCCGCAGGCGGCGCCCATTGAGCCACCTCGACCGCCTCCGCATCGGCCGCTACACTTGCCCTTCCGGCATCACCTTCGATTTTCAATTTGACGAACTCGGCCGCGAAGGCGGAAAGAAATCCGCCGTCCACGAACTACCCCAGCAGGACGCCGCCATTGTCCAAGACCTCGGCGGAACTGCCGTCAAGTTCCCCCTGAAAATCTACTTTTCCGGCCCCGACTACGACACCGTAGCCGATTCCTTTTTCGCCTGCCTCGCTGAAAAAGGCCCCGGTCTCCTCTCTCACCCACGATGGGGCGATGTCTCCGTCCTCGCCACCACCTACAGCCAGTCCGAGCAATTCGTGGACGGCCTCGGTGAGGCTATCTTCGATGTCTCTTTCGTCTACGCCCCCGGAACTGCCGCCGTTGCTTCCTCCGCCGCAACCGCCCCAGCCGTAGCCTCATCCTCGCAGGCCGCCCGCGTCCGCGCTCAAGCCGCCATGGCCAAAGACTTCGGCTCCCCGAAGCTCCGCGACCTCATGGAGACGAAGGACCAGATCCGCAAGACCCTCCGCGAGACGAAGCGGACGATGCTGAAGCTTACCGGCTCCGTCAAGGAAATCTCCCAGCGCATCAACGCCGAAATCATCGCCATTGATTCAGACCTCGATGCCCTTTTAGCCTTCCCCCAGGACTTCGCCGACGCCCTCGGCTCCGTAATCTCCGCCGCCGCGTCCGCCCCCTTCAAGATCGCCGACAGCCTCGCCGCGTACTCCGACCTCGCCAGCTCCATCGGCACCGTCCCCGCCACCGCCGCGCAAGCCGCCGTCGCCATCCTGACCCAAGCCCTCATATCCTCATCGGCGACCGAGGCGTCAACTTCCGGCGGCTTCGCATCCCGCGCCGAAGCCATCGCCGCGCATGACTCCCTCGTCGCCCTCGCCGACTTCGCCCGCGCCCAGATCGAAAACGCCGAAGCATCCGGCGGGATCACCGCCGACCCCGAAGCCATGGAAGCGCAGGCCGCCGCCGCCGCCGCCGCCGCCGCGTACCTCCTTGAAACCTCCTTCTCCCTCCGCGTGGAGCGCCGAAAGATCATCGACGGCGCCGCCTCCCCCGTGGAACTCGCTTTCCGCTTCTACCGAGATATCGGCCGCACGGATGAGCTTTGCGCTCAAAACGAGTTTTCAGGCGACTTCCTCTTGATCGTCCCCGCCGGTACCGAGGTCCGCTACTATGCCGAGTGATGCCGTCCGCCTCGTCATCGCAGGCAAGGAGTACTCAGGCTGGACCGGCGCCACCGTATCCATGGCCATTGACCAGATCGCCGACGCCTTTTCCGTCTCCGCGCCCTACGACCCCGCAGACCCCGCGTTCTCCGCGATCAAGCCGCGCACGTACCCGAAAACTCAAGTCTACATCGGCGATGACCTCGTTATGACCGGCTACGCGGAGCATATTTCCGCGCCCCTTTCCGAGGGCGGCCGCATGATCACCATCCAAGGCCGGAGCCTCCCCGGCCAGCTCGTGGACTGTTCGATTGACGGCCCGCTTGAGTATTCAGGCCTCGCGCTGTCCACCATCGCCCGACAGCTCGCCAGCCCTTTCGGAATCTCCATCCGCGCCGACAACGACACGAACCCGCTCGACCTCGCCCGCGCAGAGTACGGCCAGACCGTCGCCGACTTCCTGAATTCGCTCGCCGCTCCCCGCCTGCTTCTCCTGAATTCGTCCTACTCCGGCCAGCTCGTCATATCCTGGGGGAAGACCCTGAAGGACAAGCCCGTCGTAGCCGAGCTGACCGAGGGCTCAGGCGGCATCATCTCCATCGAATCCACCTTCGACGATACCCGCCTTTTCAGCGTCTACAAGGCCGCAACCCAGTTTGCGGGCGAAGCGGACATCGTAGGCCAGTCCCGAGACCCCTCCGTCAAGCTTTACCGCCCGCGCCTCGTATCCGTAGGCGAGACCGACCAAGGCCCCGACACCACCGCCCGCCGCCTCCGCTGCGAAGCCGAAGCGGCCGCCTTCTCCGTCTCCGTCGTCCTCTCCGGCTGGAGGCGCCCCGACGGCGCACGGTGGGCCGAGCGTCAAGCCGTTACCCTCGTCGCCCCCTCCGCGATGCTCAAGACCCGCGCGAAGTACATCATAGCCGAGTGTGCCCTATCCCTCACCGCCCAAGGGCAGACGACGGCCCTCCGGCTTGTCCTCCCTGAAACCTACGCAGGCGAAGCGCCGAAGGCCACCCCATGGGCATGATCGCCGAACTCGTAACCGTCGCATCTTCCGCCCTCCGAGCGCGCACCGGAGCCCCCGGCCGTCAAGTCGTATCAACCGGCAAGGGCATCGGCGGCACCAGCACGGAAGCCGAGGTATACGGACCGTGCGGCATGTTCTCCCGCCCTCCGAAAGGCTCGAAGGTCGTCATGGTCCCGCTCGGAGGCGGACGAACCCGCGTAATCCTCGGCTCCGCGAATTACCAAGTCGTCATCGACTGCGTGGACGGCCAGACCATCCTGTACTCCACCGACGCGACCGGAAAAAACGTGAAGGCCCGCGTTGACATCGGCGCCGACGGCCTCATCGGGATCAGCAACGAAACCAAATCCCTAAAGGTAATCCTCGACTCGCTCATAACGCACCTGAACGGCCTGATCACCACAGGAACCGCCGCGACGCAGACCATAAGCCCGGCGACCGTGGCGCTGCTGAACGCCGACAAGGCGAATCTTGCATTGCTTTTGAAAAACTGACCGCCGTATAGCGGACAGGAATTGACCGTCGTGATGACGGACATAAGGGGGCCGATATGGCCTTACTCGTACCAGACGGCGGAGAGGTCATCCTCCTTTCCCGCATGCTCAACAAAGCCGCGACCGGAGACGTCAAGCTCCACCTCTACGCCAACAACTACACGCCTGTTGAAGGCTCGCTTCTTGCGAACTTTACCGCGTGTTCCGCCGCAGGCTACGCGGTCAAGACGCTCGCCGGAGCCTCTTGGACTGTCACCACCACCACGGGCACCACCGAAGCCGTCTACGCGGAGCAGACCTTCACCTTCACCGCCTCGCAGGTCGTCTACGGCTACTACGTGACCGACTCCGCCGCGACCTCCCTTCTCTGGGCGGAACTCTTCACCGGCGCGCCTTTCAACATTCCGTCAGGCGGCGGCTCCGTGAAGTGTACCCCGCGCATCCAGCTCGCGTAAGGACGTAGCAGTATGGGACTCGACCTCGTCAACATCGCCCGCGCAAACGTCGCCCGTGTCGGCCTTGCCCGGCTGAACGCTGGCGAGGTCGAGTATACCGCCGACGGATCCGCAACCCTCTCAGGCGTCGCCCTCGTCATCGTGGACCCCTACGTCTTCACGATGACAGGCGGCGCCTCCCTCTCCGGAGACACCTCCCCCAGCGTCTCCATGTCCCCCGTCTGCTCCGGCATAGGGATCGTGGAAGGCGCTATCAGCGTCGCCCTCGATGTCAAGGTCATAACCGCAGGCGGAGGCACGGCGACTGGGGGAGCCGCTACCGTCCTATGGTCCGCCAACTACATCGCCCCCGCGATAACCGGCGGACTCGTCTCAGGCGGAGACGCGTACCTTCTTGCCGACTTCATCCCCGTGCCCTCCGGATCCGCCTCGCTCTCCGGCGCCGCAGGTCTCGCCATTGCATTCTCCGGCGCCGCTTCCGGCGGCATGGACTTCGCAGGCGCCGCCGTCGTCCTCCCCGAATTCGCGTTTTCCTTCACCGGTTCCGCCAGCCTCTCCGGCTCCGCTCTCGTCGTCATAGACTACTGCGACACCGCTTCCGGCGGCCCCGTGGCCACCGCAGGCGACTCCGACGCCGACGCCGAAATCGAGTACCACCCTCCGTCCTCCGGATCCGCCTCCACCTCGGGCCTCGCGCTTTACACCATCGAAATCTTCGGGGCCATGGGCGGCGAGGCGACCCTATCCGGCACCCCCGCGGACCTTTACGCGGACTACAAGGACGTAGCGGCCTTCCAAGGCGGCGTGGACATCACCGGTGAAGCCGTCTACATCTTTTCGATCGATGTCAAGGGCCTCCCGGTTTTCATCCGGCGCCTGGACGGAGACGTGCGCCTCTCCCTCTCTGCCGACGGCGGCATAATAAAAATACGCGGCGGACAGCCTGAAATGGACGAGGGCTTGGAAACCGCGGTGAATATCAGCCTCTTCTCCGAGGGCGAATACTGGGGCAACGCGGCCGCCCCCGAAGCCGAGGCCGTCGGCTCCGGCTTCCTCGCCTCACTCCGCGTCCCGCTCTCCAACCAAGCGCGCCTCGACGTAATCGAAGCCGCCCGCGCCTCCCTCGCGTGGCTCGTCTCTTCCGGCATCGCTACCTCCGTTGAGCCCACTGCGACCATCCCGAGCGTCGGCCGGCTCGACCTCGCCATCCTCATCCGCCAGCCGGAGAAGGCCCCCGCGACCTTCCGCTATACCGTCAACTGGCAGTCTCAGTACATCGCCATGAAGGAGGGCGCCGCATGATCACCATACCGAAAGAAGCCGACCTTAGTACGCAGGTCCTTTCCGACATAGAGGGCGCCATCGGCCAGTCCTCCCCGATCCTCCCGAAGGCTTTTATCCGCGTCCTTTCCCGTGCCCTCGGCGGAGCCTTCGCAGGGCTTTACCGCGTGATTGGATGGTCGTACGATCAGATTTTTCCCGCGACCGCCTCAGCCGACGCCCTGACCCGCTACGGCTCGCAGTACGGCATAGGCCAGCGCCCCGCCGTGGCCGCCGTCATCGATATCCAGATCGTAGGCGCCGAAGGCTCCGAAGTCCCCGCCGCCACCGTATGGCGCGGCACGAACGGCCTGACCTACCTTCAACGAGCCCTTGCCGTCATCGCCGGTACCGGCCTCGCAGAGGCCCGCGTGGAGTGTCTTGAAGGCGGCTCCCTCGGCTCCCTCGGCGTCGGCAACACCTTGGAAGCCGCGTCCCCCGTCTCCGGCGTTGACGGGGCCTCGGTCCTCGCCATCCAGACCGAGGGCGAAGACGAAGAGACGACGGAGCAATACCGAGTCCGCGTCCTCCAGCGCATCGCGGGCCAGCCGCAGGGCGGGAGCGCCGCCGATTACGTGCGGTGGGCGCTTGAAGTCCCCGGCATCGTCAAGGCCTTCGCCTTCCGAACCGACGCCGGAGAGGTCTCCGTCTACCCGCTGGAAGCCACCACCGGAGCGGCCCGCATACCAGCCGCCGGGAAGCTCGCCGAAGTCCTCGCGTACATCGACAACCCCAGCCGCCGCCCCCTCTGCGCGACCGTGCTGGCCGTGGCCATGACGGAGCGCACGGTAGACCTTACCATCACCACGCTGTCACCCGGCGACGCCACCACCAAGGCCGCGATCATCGCCGAAATTGAGCGATACCTTTACGCCGCGTATCCGAAGCAGTACCCCGACGAAGAAAACCCGACGAACGTAATTTCCGTTGCCGCCGTATGGGCCGCTATCCTTGCCGCAGGAGCCACCGCCGCCTCCGTCGTCATGACCGTCTCAGGCACGGGAGCCGTGACCGCGTACACGCTGGCCAACTCGGATATCTGCAAGATCGGGACGGTAACATGGGCATAATGGCGCGCACCCTTGCCCTGCTTTTCCCTCGCGGCCCGATATGGCGCTTCCAGTCCGACGCGCAGAATCTCTTCAACGGCATCGCCATCGGGCTGGACCGGGCCAAGGAAAAGATCGACCAAATCCGCGCCGAAGCCTACCCCGGAACCGCGCTCGACACCCTCCCCGAGTGGCACGCCGCGATGGGCCTCGCCTATGATCCGACGCTTCCCATTGACCGACAGCGCGCGATGCTCGAAGCGATGCTAACCGCCACCGGGAACAGCACGCGTGACGGCCTCGCGCTACAGCTCAGCAAGGAGTACCCCGGCCTCACGGTAGGCGAGCCCTCCGCCTTTTCCGTGGAAATCACCGGCACCGTTGACCGCTCGCAGGACGCCCGCCGCGTCGGCGCCATCCTCGCCCACTTCGCGCCGCTCCACCTCGTGCCCACCGTCTTCGGATACACCGCCGCGACAGCAGGAAACCCGAACCCGGTCCCTCCCGTCCCCGGCATAGACAACGCATCAATCCTGTCCACCAACGCCTTCGCCCGTTGCGGCGTGGCTTCGTCCGGCCTTGCCCGTTGCGGCTTGGCATCGTAAAAGGAGACTAAAAAATGGTACGAACCAGCGCCCCCAATTCCAGCGCGGGACTTTTTGTAGACGAGTCGGGCGGAGGATCCACCGTCGGAACCACCCTGCAAGCCGCCGACATGAACAACCACCAAGAGGAACTCGCCAACGCCATCCTCGGTGCGGGCCTGACTCTTTCCGGCGCGAACCAGTCCCAACTTCGGCAGGCAATCGTTGCCCTCTCGCACGTCGTCGGGGAACTGGTGATGATCGAGACGGAAGAGACCCCCGGCGTCTACTTCCCCGCGATCCCCCGCAACGTGGACACGGACGTACCCTCCGCGAACTACCCCGCGCTCGTGACCAAACTCCGCGCCGTCAAGGCGAAAGTCAACGGCGTTACCGACCACAGCGTGACCGTCTCCGGCTCGAACATCACCTTCCCCGCCACCACCGCCGCGCAAAATCTGCTTGACATCCTTTCCGAGGACGCGGGCGTTTCCGGATGGCTGAACGGAGCGCAGGCCGCGACCTTCTCCGCAGACTACACCACCGCCGCCACCCGCCGATGTGTGAACATCGCAGGCACAGATTACGCCATCACCGCGATTAACACCGTTTCCCGCGTCGTCACCGTCTCCGGCACCCCCACCACCGGCGCACAGACCGCGAGCGTCTACACCTACCGCGTCGCAGGCTCCACCACCACGGCAAGGCTCCATAAGATCGCGGGCTTTGTCGGCGTGGCCGCAGGGGAAGCGGACGGCGAAGTCGTCGGTGGGTTCAGGAAGATGGACAGGGGGCAGGGGCACAGGATGGGGCCTCTATCTCCGTCTACAGGGTATTTTGGATTAGGTGGGTCATCCACCAACTCTCCAAGCGGGGCGTCAACCTCAACGCTTTCGGCTACTACAGGCGACCCCACCACCGACGGCGCCAACGGCACCCCCCGCACCGGCAAAACCACCGACCCCCGAACTGCTGGCCAGTACTTCTACACCTGGGCCGGTATCTACGTCGCATAAGGAGGCACCATGTATCACGTCTGCATCTACAACCCCGATACCCTCGAAATCGAAGGCGCGGAATCCTACAGCTCCGAAACCGAGGCCCGCCGCCGCCTGAAATCCTACGAAATCGAATGCCGTTGCAACCGTGGCGGAAGCGCATGGAAGCCGTATATCGGCCCCGTCCCCTTCGCTTTCCCCGTCCCCGAGGAGGCCCCGATTGAAGCGTAGCATCCTCGCCATCATCGCGGCCTTCGCTTTGGCCGCCTGCACTCCGCCCGTGGAAACCGTCATCCAGACCGAGCGCCCGAACGTGCACGCCGTCGATTCAGCGTGGCGCATCGTAGCCGAGGCGACCATCGGCGCCCGCGCCCTCGACACCGCCGAAGCCCTCGAAGCAGAGGCGGCCGCCTACAATGCCGCGCACACTGACGATCAGTGGACGGTCATCTATGGCGAGGTCCCGCCGATCGAGCTTTCCCCTTCCGCCGATGCATATATCGTCTACGCCGACACGCACGAAATAATCGAAGAGTACCACGGCATCGAGCGCGCCGACCTCACTGAGCGGCGCGACCAGTGGCGGCGGCAGACCGATAGTTATGGAACCGCCATACTCTACGTGGACAACATCCCCCCCCCACCCGTCGTCATCATCGACACCCGAAGCGACTATGAAAAATACGCGCTTTACCTCATCGCCGCAGACGGTTCGATCATATTCGAAGAACACCTAACCGACGCCTCTTACTACGCCACCATAGACGCGCATTTTGCCGACCGCTTGGACATCTACCAGCGGCAGGCGCGCCTCGACGGCAACGGGGAATATGTAATTTCGGGGGCGATCTACACCCCGCCGGAGGCTCCGTGAACATAACCCCTGAGGCGGTAGGGATAATCCTCGCCGTTGTCTTTCCGCTTTCCGCCCTCGTCCTCTGGGCTATCAAGACGACCGTCGCGCCCCTTCAAGTCGTCATCGAAAACAACACGGCCGCCATGAACCACATCATGGAAATCGTCGATACCCACGGCGTCAAGCTTGAGAACCATAGCGTACGCCTGACGAAGATCGAGACCGTGCACGAAATAGAGGCGGACGCATGAAAGCCCCGCAGAAAATAGCCGAAGCCATCGGCGCATCAGGATGCTATTTCCTCTCCATCCTGCACCTCGAATCACTGATCGACGGCGGAAGCGTTGACCCCTTCGACGCCTACAACATCGCCACCGCCCGCGGCTACATGCGGGAGGACTGCTACATCCTCGACCCCGCCGCCGTGTTGGGATTCTTCAACCGGGACAAGTGGGAAGTATTCCACGCCACACCGGAATACCTCCCGAAGCCCGGCGAGCTGGAAATCCTTCGGTTCGAGCGTGTCACTCCCGGCATGACGTATTCCCATTTTGTCGTAGGCGACGGGAAAGGCGCGGTAGCCTTCGACCCCTACGGTGTAAGCCGCACGGTACGCGACGGAGCCTTGGTATCCAAGCGCATTTTCAAGAGGAAAGAAGCATGACGGACATCTTCGAAGAATCCCCCGGCGTGAAATCATCCAAGCGCACGTTCGGGGCGGCTCTGGTGGGCTCTGGCGGCGTCCTGTTGCTCGCCGTGGGCATCGTCGCCATATTCCGCAAGGTCGTCGATCCTGCGACCGCCCTTGCATCCGGAAAGGCTCTCATCATCACCGGCGCGGCCCTTCTCGGCGTCGGCGTGCTGGAAGGCATCGGCCGCAAGATCGGCGGCGCGGAATGACCGGGTATGTCGTCCTGCTGGTGTTGCTCGCCGCCGCCTGCCTCGCCGCGTACTACTTCGCGCAGGTCGCCTTCATGGCGCGCAAGGATGCCGACTTCGAGCATAAGCGCTACTTACTCGCCGCCGAACGACTCGCCACCCAAGCCGCCGAATTCCGAAATATGGAGGCCGCCCGTCATGCCCTTGAAAAAGATCTTGCGCATCTTCGCTCCGGTCCTCCTGCTGATCGCCTTGACGCTGGCCTCGATGTCCTGCGCGACGTGTCCGCCAAGACCGGAGCCGCCCCCCGAGCCCCTGCCCCTGGCTTGGCCGATCTTGGCAGCGCCGCCGGACGGGATCGTACTTGACGAAGCGGGGGCGGTAGTCGTCCCCCTCGATTACTGGACGGAACTCGTCGGCTACATCCGGGCCGTCGATGATGTCCGCGCGGCCCTAGACCGCGAAGGAAGGCTTGTAAATGGCAGTAAATGAAACTCTCACCCCCTCCGGCGTCTACGGCGAGTCCGCCCGCGCTCCCCTGTCGGTCGCCTACGCCGCCGGAGCCGCGCAAGACGCGATCCTCATCCCCACCTGCGAAGTCCTCGCCGTGCTGTCTTTCGACGCCGCAGGAACCGCGAGCATCGAAGGCACGAACAGCCCGCACGCCGCTGTCATCGCAGGCACGGCCGTATGGAAGCTCTGGCCTGCCGGAATCGTCGCCGTGACCACGGATAACGCCTGCAAGGGCCTTACCGCCTTGCGCGTCGTCCGCGCCGCAGGTACTCCGCGCATCACGCTGACCATCGTGGACGCCAACGCATGAGCGGCGCATGGGCGAAAACCGGCCGCGCCGTGCTGACCCCCGAAGGCGGCATAGCGGTCCCCTACACGAACGGGACCGGCGCCCCCTCCGTCAAGGGCTCGGTTGTGCGCATTACCGGCCCCGCCTCCGTCGGCCTCGCCGCGCAGGGCGTGCCCGACTGCATCGGCGTGGTTTACGAGGACGGGATCGCGGCAGGGGCTCAAGTCCTCGTCGTAGTCTCCGGCGTCGCGGATGTCCTATTCGTCGCAGGCACCACAGCCGGGCACCTCGCGCGTACCTTTGTCGCGGCTGACGGAAACTTCGAAGCGGGGAAAGCGGTTTCCGAAGCCTTCCCCGCTCCGCCGTTCGACACCGACAAACATTTCTGCGAAATCGGGCACGTCGTCACCACCATCGGCGCGGCAGGGCTTGCAAAGGTGAACCTCCATTTCAACTAAGACAGGCGAAGCGGCGGACGTCGTAAACCATCCGCCGCACTACACCATGCACCCCTCCGGCATCGAGTGCATCCAGATCACCGAACACATGGGCTTTTGCCTCGGGAATGCCGTCAAGTACATCTGGCGCGCGGACCTTAAAAACGACGCCATCGAAGACCTTGAAAAGGCGCGATGGTACATCGAGCGCGAAATCGCCAAGCGCAAGGAAGCGGAGGGCATTTGATAAGCAAAAAACGCGCCGATGAAATAGCCGCGGTCTCCGCCGAAGTCGGCTACGAGGCCGCCGCCGCCAAGCTCGGTATCTCCCGCGAAACCGTCCGCCGTGCTTGTCGCGCCTCGAAGCCAAAAGACGACGCCGCTCCGCTGCCGGATGACGGAGTGTACGAAAAGCTCAAGGCGCGGTTTTCCTCCGGCGAACTCGCCGCCATGGCGAACGGGAAGGCCCTGAACCCGGCAGGCATCGCGCGGCCGGTCCTCGATTTCGACGGGGAAGAGGTCTGCATCGGCTTCATCACCGATACCCATATCGGGGAGGTCTCTTTCGACGAATCGCTATGGCGGTCCTTCCTTGCCGAGTGCGACCGGGAAGACGTAGAGCTTATCCTGCATGCGGGCGATGTCCACGAAGGCATGAGCAACCGCCCGGATCAGGTCTACCACCTCACCGACCTCGGCGTATCGGCGCAGATGGAGCATGCCCGCGCCCTTTTCGCCATGACGGAAATCCCGATCAAGGTCATAGACGGAAATCATGACCGATGGGGCGTGAAGTCAAACGGGCTTTTCATGGTCCGCGATATGGTCCAGCCTTTGAATCACGTGGAGTACATCGGCTCCGACGTGGGGGACCTGGTCATCAACGGCACGCGCTGGATGCTCTGGCACGGGGAGGACGGGTCAAGCTACGCGACCAGCTACCGGATCCAAAAGATCATCGAGAGCTTCACCGGAGGCGACAAGCCGAACGTACTGCTATGCGGGCATACCCATAAACAGGGGTACTTTTTCGAGCGTAACGTCCACGCGGTTTCAGGAGGGGCGCTGTCGTACCAGAGCGCATGGATGCGTGCGACGCGGAAGGCATGCCATACCGGGTTTCACATCATCAATGCGCGGATCAAGGACGCGCAGATCGTGCGGTTTTCGGCGACGTTTTATCCGTTCTACAAGTAGTTTTTCAGGAAGTGGCGGGCGTTCTTTGCGAATTGCCGCGCCATGAATTCATAGTTTCCGTACTTCTCGACCGCTTCGGTATGCCATCGCCTCGCCTTCAGCTTGAAGGACTGCTCCCCCAGGTCGCGCACCTTTACGATTTTCCCTTTCTTGCCGGTCCTGATGAAAAGCCCCGCCCGCGTCCGTAGTTTTCCCGGCCCCATGACGAAAGACTTCCCTTTCATGGCTTCGATTTTATACCGGCCCGACACCTTCCGCTTCCTGTCCTTCCCCCTTACCCGGTTAGTCGGTACGGCTATCCTCTGCTTCCTCGCCTTTATGGTCCCGCCCTCGTCCTGTATGGGCAGGTAGGGGCTCACCGCCCCGCTCACTGCGTCTTGCCGCTCGATGGGCCGCGAGGGCGAAGCCTTGAAGGTCCGAAGGCTTTTCGTCGTGTACGGCGTGCGGACGATCATCTCTTTTTTTATATTCCGTTCGCCTCGGATAGTAACTGCGCGGGCCGTATCGGTCAAGGTCTGCGCGGTAACTTCCTGCATCGCCTTCGGGATCGCGGCGAGGGCGGCGAGGTATTGCTTTGAATTGGACGTTATGCGGATCATGCTCATGGGGAGATTATACCATGGGCCGCCCAGAAATCCGACTGATTTCAAAACCCGACCATCTGACCGGCACTACGTTACCCCGTAACAACTTATATGCGCGCGGCTTCATAACTCACGTATACACGTCATTTAGCGCATGTCATGGTTACACATAGCGCCGCATGGTTACACCAACACCGCCGCTACAGATAGCGCCGGGCATGGGTTCGACTCCCGCCACCTCCATTTCTAAGCCTATATTCCGCAAGGAATTAGGCTTTTCTATTTTAGAAATAATGTAAAACTGACCAACATCTTGACAAGTGCTAAACCGCACACTATACCTACCTCATGGCATACCACAAGGAACCCTTTACCCTGCTTGCCAACCGGCTCAAAGACGGCCGCAAGGTCTGGTATTACCGGACCTATACGGCAGAAGGCAAGCGGACCAACGCGCGATCCACCGGCGAAACCTCGAAGGCGGCCGCGTACCGGCACTGTGAATCCCTTGCGGCAGAGGGCAGGCTGATCCCCGGTCCGAAGCCCCCTAAGCCCGCAGGCGCTCCACGGCGGCGCTTCCTCACGCTGTCGGAATTCGCCAAGGCCCGGCACTGGTGGGAGTGGACGGACGACGGCCCGGTCTGCGAGTACTGCAAGGGGGAACTCAAGCGGAGCGCGGAGGGGAAACCGGCGATCCAGCGGCGGCACGCGGACGAATGCGCTCGCGTCTTCCGCGACAAGATCGAGCCGGCGCACGGCGGCAAGCGGCTGGACCAGATATCCCCGCTCGACTGTGAAGACCTCATGTCATCATGGGCGGCGGCGGGAGCATCGAACAAGACGATAAACAACTTTTCCAGCGTCTACCGCGTCATGTTCAAGGAAGCGGCGCGGCTTGGATTCGTCGTAGCGTCTCCCTGGGCAAGCGTGAAGGGCTACCAACCAGGGCCAGGAGGAAAGGGGATCCTCACCCTGGAAGAGTATAAAAAGCTCATGGACCCGGAAACCTCGGTCGCGGTATGGTCAAGCGCACGGCGGCCGCTCATCTACTACGATATCAACTTGCTTGCCAGCCTCACCGGCCTTCGGATGGGGGAATGCCTTGCACTGCATGCTGACGACATCCACCATACCCATATCACCATCGCCCACTCGTGGAACATCAAGTACGGGGAGGGAGGGCAGAAAACCAAGCGCGGTACGGATCTCATACCTATACCGCGCTTCCTCGCTGACCGGCTGCTATCCCGCGCCTACATCTGCAAGGCTGGCGACTATCTTTTTTCCCTCACCGACGGAAAGCGCCCGGCGACTGCGAACAGGTGCAACGACGCCTTGATCGACGCCCTCAAGAAAATCGGCATAAGCGACGACTTACGGCAGAAAAGGAAGTTAAGCTTCCATTCTTGGCGAGCTTTCGCCAACACCTATTTCCGCAATCAGGGCGTCCCTGACTCAAAGGTCCGCGCGATAACGCGGCACGAGACGGAGGCGATGACGGAGCATTACACGGCGTGGAGGGAGGAAGACTTCCGCGAAGTCGCCGACGCTCAGGCCCGGCTCATCGCGGAAATCGGCGGGGCTCAAAACGGGATATCGTCCGGGTTGCCGGGAGCGGTCGGGGGAGACGCGGGGGCGGAGGAGGAAGCGGGGGGCGGAGCGGACTGACCGGCGCCGTCGTGCGGCTTCGGGTCGAAGAGGGAGATCATGATTGACTTCCCCGGATCATGCGCGATCCCTGCCGGATTGAACCACGGCTCAAGGAGGATGAAGCGCCCTCCCGCGTCGGTCTCCATCATGACGCCGACGGTCTGATAGCGGTTCTTTTCCTTTCCGTCGCTCCCGTTGTACTTCCCGACCGAAACGCACAGATCGTGGATTTTTCGTGATGCCATTCTATCCCCTTAAAAAAGTGCCTGCGCCTCTTCGGCGACTTCCTCTACCTCTTCCACCTCGACCGCCTCGGCCTTTTCAGCGATGCGGTCAAGCCTTCCGCCCACCCGCTCGCTTACGTCGCGTGGCGGGGCTTGGCGCGGCTCCGGAGCCTCGTACTCGTCGGCCGCGAGAAGCATCGCGAGGCCCTCGGATTCCTTCACCGGCTTTTTAAGGAGTTGCTTTGCGGCGGTCTTGTCGTGCATGGCCTGCGGGGATTTCTTGAAGGCAGGTCCGTCGCTTCGGGAGTATACCTTTTCGATGTCGTCAACTTCGTTTTGCCGGATGGTCGCTATCTCGACGTGCCCGTCAAGGTACTCCAGCCGCATGTAGTACCCGACCAGCTTTCCGCGTTCACCGAAGGGCTCGAAATCGTGCTTGACTTTCCCGGCCGCAGCGTCCACGTGCAATTTGTCGTTTTCGTGCACATGCTCCAGCTTCGGGATGTTCGACAGCACCGCGCCCGGCCCATGCGCGCAGGCGAAGGCGTACCCCTCAGCCGTGGCCACCAACTGCGCCTTGCCTTGGAAGGGCACCAAGTACGCATGCGGGAACTGCCCGCCGATCTGCAGCCCCATGGTCGCCGCTTTCGTGAGGGCTTTGTAGACTGAGAAAATCCCCGTCTTCGTCGCCAGCACGTCCTTCAGCTCATCGCGGTTTGACACCTCGACCAGCGCGCGCGTCTTCCATACGTCGAAGGCGCCGCCGACGTTCGGCGCCGCGATCTTCGCGATCTCCCCGCCCATTTTCTCAAGCATGTCCTCCACGCCCTTCCGCCCCGTGGCGACAAGCGCAAAAAACTCCGGTTCCGTTTGATTTCCCATATTCTAGCTCCTTTTGATATCCGGCGGCCAAGTCGCCTGTATGGCTTTCACCATCTGCGCCTTCAAGAGATTTTCCAGCGACTTTCCGAGGTGGATTTCCATCGGCGTCGCGTCCGGCCTTGGGTCAGCCCGTATGTCAACGCGGCGGTGTAGCTCGTCAATGACGACAGTCAAAACCTGCATGCTATTTCCCCTTCCGCTCTAGGGCCGCTATGCCGATCATGTCGATCACGAACGACATCAGGCCGCGCCCCGCCTCGAACATGATTCCCGCGAAACCGAAGGCCATCGCCCATTTCAGCGCGTCCACCCCTACCCCCTCGCCGCCATCATTGCGGCCGCTTTCCTCGTCGCTATCTGCAAGGCCGCCGCGTGCCTGCGTTCCCAACGCGTATTCCACGCATGAAAAGGCGCGTCAAGCCCGATGAAAAGCGCGGCCCGCGCCCACCACGGCATGCGCTTCTTTCTTTGCGCTTCCTCGTCCAGCTCATCGCGGAAGCGGATCACCGTCCGGCGAATCTGCGCAATTTTCCTGCCTGTCATACTTCCCCCTTGATCTTCGCGGGCCGCAATTCCCTGCGCTCGCTCTGCCTGACGTACCCGCCCATTAAAAGGCTGGCGTATAAATCCGGTTCCTTTTCCTTGAGCCCTTTAAGATCCACGCTTGCCGGGTTCGCCTGCACCCATGAGGACGCAAGCTTGATCCCTTCCGGCGTGGTGAGAATGGAATTCTCACCTATGTAAATCCCCAGCGCGTTTTTAAGCTCCGCGCGCCTTTCCTCATCGCGCTTCAACCGCTCGCCGATTTTCCAGTATTCATCTACGATTGCCCGCGCCTTCAATTCTTCCTCACCTCCAAGCATCGCGGCCGATTCGTTCGGGAGCGGCCACATGGCGGAGACGTCGCTCCACGTCTCAGGCTTTGGCGGCGTGCGGGATTCGACGCAATTCCAAAGTCGTTCAGCGAGCGCCAGGCATTTTTCCTGCGTCCTGGGGCGCGCGATGATCGGCCCGTATTCCCGGTAGTCGCCCGTGTCGATCAGGACCGCGACGTGCGCAAGCGGGATATCGTAGGCGTACATCTGCCACTGCACTTGGAGGTACACCGGATCGGGGATTCCGTTTTCCGTGAGGTCGTCCGGGTCGTAGCCCATGAACGCCTCCCCCTCCCGCCGCTTCCCCGCGAAAAAGCCGGTCGTCTTCGCCTCCACGATTTCCAGCGCATCGCCGGGATCGATCACCAAGTCCGCGTGGGCAAGGGCAAAGCGCTTATCCTTCCGCCGCGCCTCGGTCAAGGTCTTGAACGGCCCGGAGGATTTCCCGCGAATGGCGGCGGCCATGTAGTCAAGCGCAACGTCCTCGCCGAAGTGGCGGGAGATATAGAGTACCAGCGGCTCAAGTCGATTCCCCCACTCGGCGCGCGGCCCGGCTTCCCTGCCTGCCTTCTCGCCGATCTTTTGGAGGTACAGCGTATAGGGCGTGTCGCCGTACTGCTTGCCGAAGCCCGCAAGGATGGGGATATCGCTTGACCCGATGCCGAGGGAGCGCGCTCCGTGGAAGTCGCGTATTTTAGTATAGCGGGTCATCTTCGGGCCTCTCTTCCTCTTCATCGTCGTCTTCCTGCGGCTCAAGGCTGGCAAGGTAGCGATTCAATTCGCGTTCCCTTTGCCGGTCTTCCCAGTCGTTCCCGAAACATCCTGCCATGACGTTGCCTGCCTTTCCCCGCCGCTTCGCCATCTCCAAGCCTCATCTGTCGGCCGCTCCGAAAACCGTACGGCCTTCCCCAGCATTTCCACGCCCCGCCGCGCAAGCATCTGCGCCCGCTCGGCAGGTCCCATTTTCATGGCGTCCGCGTACAGCGCCGCCATGTCGTCAACTTCCTCACCCGGTAGCCCGGCCTGCACCAGCTCCCCGGCTATAACCTTTATGTCAGCCGACCTTTCCGCGCTGCCCTGCGCCTCCGAGAAGTCGAAGCCGCAAGCCGGGCACGTGCGGGGCCTGCCGGGCCATACGCCGAAGCAGGCGGGGCAGGTGGACACCGTCGGCGGTTCCTCCCCCCTCTCGCGCCTAGAGCAAGCGTCAAGCGTCCAGATGCGGTCCTGCAACACGTGGCCGTGGAGCTGATAATTCGCGGCATGGTCAAGAATGATAGCCTGCGATTTTCCCGGCGACAGGCGAAGCGCGCGGCCCGCCTGCTGAAGGTACAGCCCGAGGCTTAGGGTCCGACGTAGCAGGATCGCTCCCGCCATCACCGGCACGTCAACGCCCTCGCTGATCACGTCGCAGGATGTCACCACCTGCACCGAGCCGTCCGCAAGGCCCTTGATTGCCGCCTCGCGCTCGACCTTCGGCATGTTTCCCCAGACCGCGCGGGCCTCGTATCCGTGCGCTTTGAACTGGGCAGCCATCAAGTGCGAATGCCGGATCGACACGCAGAAAACCACCACGGGAAGGCGGTCAAGATGCATGCGGTAATGCTCGATCACGTCGCCGACTATCTTCCTGCCGCTCATAGCGTGTTCCTGCTCGCCCTCGTCGAAGTCGCCGCGCCGCACGTGGTATTGCGGGAGCAGTTCATTCGGCGGCCGGTACAGCACGGGCGGGGCAAGGAAGCGACCGGCGACAAGTTCGCGGATGGTCGGGCCTTGGATCATGACCTCGAAGCTCTCACGAAGCCCGCGCCCGTCAAGCCGCTCAGGCGTCGCCGTGAAGCCGACAACGGGAACGTCCTTCCAGTATTTCAGGATTGACCCGTAGGTATTGTCCTCCAGCACGTGATGCGCTTCGTCGGTAACGATCAGGTCCGGGCGCCGCATCGTGCTCAGCCTGCGGACGACGGTTTGAACCATGCCCACTTGCACCGCGTTTTGCGTAGTAGGCTGACCGGCCACGATCTGTCCGGCCGTGACACCGAGGCGAAAAAGGCTGGAAAGGGTTTGCTCGTGGATTTCCCGGCGATGGACGAGGATTAAAACGCGCTCACCGCGGGAGGACATCGCGTCCGCCATCGTGGAGAACATGACGGTTTTTCCCCCGCCCGTCGGCAGGACGTACAGCACCGAGCGCGCGCCGCCATCGAGAGCGGAGCGGATCGCGCGGAGTCCAGCGGCCTGATACGGGCGGAGGGAGTAGATCAATGATTTTTCCTATTGAATAAAACGAGTTGAAGAATTACAACAACCGCTTGAAGCATCCCAATGCAAAGCAATCTGAAAAAGCTTATTTTTGCACCAAGAACCCACACCCAAGCGGTCCCGGCTACGACCATGTATTGCGCCGTCATGAAAATGAAAATGCCAGCAAGCCGCTTCATCACATCGCCTGCTTCGGATCGAAAGCCTGGAAAAGCCGGTCCATCTGCGCGACCGCTTCATCGAAGCAATCAGCCAGCGCTATAGCCGCTTCCACGAGGCTAGAATCCGAGGATTCCCTGCACCGCTCCCGCACTATGTCCGATAGCCGCTCGCTCGGTTTCTTTTCGTTGCTCTTCTCGTCCATCGTGTTCGCTCCTTTGCCTGAAACATAGCGGGCGATTTTCAGCGCCCTTCGATTTCGTCCCGCATACGTCACCGAGCCAGCACGGCTCACGGTAGATGCATGCGCATGGCGTGCCGTCGTTCATGGGGAGACCTCGGCGGGCGAGCTGAAAAAAACCCACCACCTGCCGTTTGAACCACGATTAACTAGGCTTCCTCCAAGCCTTTTTAATGAAAACCCGATTTGATTATGATTAAAACCGTGAATACCATTTTTAAGTAATTTCATATCTATATCTGTCGTTGTTACCGCAAAAGGGAATATTTTGATTTCTTTAATTAAATCAAATACTAGCCTGTCAATTTCTTTTGGCCCTACAGGACCAAGGCCGTTTCCTTTACAACCTTTCGGAATATTTCCGCCAAACGGAATATAATATTCCCCTCTTTTAATGCTCATTTAATTACCTCCGCGAAGGCCAACCCATCCCCTTCCTGCCTTGCGATCATCGCCGACCCTCCCGCGCTGGCCACTTGCGATAAAAACCTTTTTTGGTCCACGCTTGCCCGGTCGTAGCTCGGCGTCTTCGCTTCCACGGCGAGGAATTGCGCGACAGTCTGCCCGACCATATCCGCCGTGATGACCAGCGGCCGCCATCCGATCAGGTCGGAGCCGCCGGGATTCTGCACGCCGAATTTCACCCGCCGCGCGCCTACCAGCTCAACGTGCAAGCCTGTTGACCATGGCTCTGTTTTCAAGGTCTTGCCGCCGACCCAGCCGGAGCCCTGCGCGTTTTTGAAAAGCCTGCCGCCTTGCCGCGTTATTTCGATGCGCGCAAGTTCAACCACGGTTTCATGTTCAGCGGCCATGGTCGAAGCCTTCGGCCTTTGCTAGGGCGGCCTCTATCTCAGCTCGGGCGACTGTTGAAAATCCGTCGGCCCATGACTCGGCAATTTTTTTTAGCGCGGCGTACATGTCGGGGGCGGCAGAGATTAAGCAAGCGTCTTCGATGCGGAAGATGCTTTCCGCTATAAGATTTCCTCCGTAATAATCCCATTCTTTTTCATCTCTGGCATTGTGCCCGGTCGCAATCGCGCCTTCGATTATGGCATCACAGGCAACGACTGATTTACATTTTCCAACCCTCCACGGTCCCGGCGTAAATCCACTCATGCTATTTTCCTCCCCTTCATCCTCACCGCCTGCCGTATCTCGGCAACGATGTCCGTTTGCTTCAGCGCGTCCAAGTCGGCCGCAACTGCCTCCGCCGTCCTCATTCCCGCCAACGCGTCAAGGATGCGCCACAGGGATTTCAGCCTCTCGATATCGCCGCGGTCTTTCGCCACGGCTCCCCAGAAAATCAGCATGGTCTCAAGCTCGGCGGGGTTTTTCATGCCTGCGCCTCCCCCATGTACACCGTCTTGAAGCCCGCCCAGTCCAGCAAGCGGACCGATATCAGCCGCCCAGCCATCCATTGCCGATCAGACTTTTCAGGATTCAGGCAGACTTTATTCCGCCTCACCTGCGAGTCGTAGCCGACTTCGTAGGGCGTATCTTTAAGGAGCTTCCCCAGCGCGTCGGATTTCGTCGCCACTGCGAGCACCTTCTTTTCCTTCACGCTCATGACCCGGAGCCCGAAGCGTGACAGCAATTCCTCCGCGTATTTGAAACCCGCGTCAGTCTCCTGCGCCATGCACAGCCACTCGGCGATAGTCCGCCGCTTCCGGTCGTCGCTCTCTATCGACGCCCCGAGGATATGCTCGATAACCCGGTCCTCATCCTCCGGCACCTCTTCCCGCGTCGCCGTCTCTTCGCTGACCACACTTTCAAGCCATTTCAGCCCCGCCGCTTCCGTGACCCTCTCATCACTCTGCGCCGCCCATGCCGCCGCGTAGATCGGCGCCCACAGGTCCGCCTCACGGGAGCCCCCGAGGAACGAAGGCAAGACCTCGCGGATGGAAGCGATGTCATCGATTATCCGGGGCAGGGCGCGGAACATGCGGCGGCGATACCGGGCGGGGTCTGCCATGGCCTCGCCGTACAGCTTTTTTGACAGGGCTATTTTTGCCATTTCATCGCCCTTGGATTTCGGCGCGACAAGCTCGGCGGATATGATGCGGGAGGCAATCGCCGCGCCTTCCCCCGCCGAAGTGTTGACCGACGCGAAGCAGAAACAGGAGCGGATAAGGAAAGAGACGGTCCCTTTTCCGTCGGCCATCGTGACACGGCCGGAACCGTCGCTGGAGGCATTGCGGGCAAGGTCAAGGATTTTTACGATGTTCTCCCGCGCCTTCCCCTTCGGCTCCATCTCGTCAAGGATGACCGGCCGCGCGTCCATGTTCAGCGTGCGCCTGATGCCCGCTTCCGTGTCCTTACCTGACCCCTGATGCGCGAAAGGTCCGCAGACTTCGCGGATGATATTTTCAAGGGCGAAGGTTTTTCCCGTGCCCTTCCGTCCTGATATCCAAAGGTGCGGCCGGAACTCAAGGAGGCCACCGAAGGGCGCTATGAGGCTCCACCCCAGCACGGCGACCGCGTCATTTTTCCGGCTCCACTGCTGCGCCTTTACGAGTTGGTACAGCTTCCGGCCTTCCTCCGCCGTCGCCTCGTCGCCGGTCATGTCGCCGAAGTGGACGCGGGAACGGACGTACTCGGCGGAACCGTGGTACTCGGACAGCGGCGTTGTTTTCCCGTCGGCTTCCACGATGCGAGCGCCGTCGTTTATGACAACGCCGGATTCCTCAAGCCATACCCCTGCGCCGCGAAGGATAGCCGGATCAAAAATGCCGCGTTTGTTCTGCCGGTCGATAACGATCTGCTGCGCCCGTGTCACGTCGATTGACCCCTTGTCGCCTATCGCGCCATGCTCGCCCCACCACGTAGGCGGAGCAAGCTCGCCCAGCTTCGAGCCGGTAAAGCCGCCCTTGCCGATGGAAAACGGCTGGCGCTGACTTCCGAGAAGGAACCAATACTGTTCCCCGTCGTAGCCGAGGACACGGAAGGGCTCAGCCTCGGCGGGGGCCTCTTCGGCTGGCTCAGGCGCGGCACCGATGCGCGGGCATTCGGCGATGAAGGCGGCGGGATCGATGCCCTCGGCCACCGCGTCGGCGATGTCCCAGCCATGCGGGCGGCCCTCGATTGCGAGGACAGCGGCCCCAGGACAAAGCGCGGCGATCTTCGCGGCCGCCTTGGCTCCCGGTTCGTCCGCGTCCGGCCATACCAGCACGCTACGGCCTTCCAGCGGCTTCCAATCGGTTTTCGCTACGCTGGATGCCCCCGCGCTCCACGTCGTCACCACGTAGCCGGGCACGGGCACAGAGGCGCATTTCTCGCCTTCCACCACCAGCACCGGAAGCTCCGGGGAGGCAAGCAAAGCGGGCAGGTTGTACAGCGGGCGGCCATCGGCGAAGGCTTGACCCTCCCTCCAGCGTGCACCGTCGAAGTAGTACGGGATAACGTCCTTCCCGCCATCGGGTTTGTCGAAGCGCACCACCGCGAAGGCCCACCCGCCATCTGCGCCGTGATACCGCCACCCGCCCGCAGGTTTCCCGTGTTCGCGCTTGGCGTAGTCGCTGACGATTTCGGCGTTCAGGGCGAGCTTCGCGGATTCGGGGATAGGGTAGACGGCTTTCGGTTTTGCTTTTTTCGCGGGCTTCGGTTTATCGATGGTGCGGCCGGTCTGCGTCAAGATCCATTCGGCGGCGGCTTTCGGCGTGCAATTATGGACAAGTTGAACAAGTTTTATGAAATCTCCCGATTCCTCACTATTCGACGAAGCACCAAAATCAAACCACACCCCTGATTCACTGATATGGAAAGCGCCTATTTTAGAATGATTCCCAAGCGGAGAAATAGGCCAATACTCGCCGTCCGCTTTCCACTCGCCGCCGGGCGCGATGCTTTCGATAAGCAGGCGGGAGACGGCGGAGCGTGCTTGGTCAAAGATGTCTGATGCGCTCACGATGTCCCCCGCTTGGAAATGCTAGTTATTTTCGCTCAAGGCTCGGAAGTGTCCCGAGTGGTTGTTTGCGTGCGGTGGCGTATAGCATTTCCAGCGCCGCCTGTTTCCAGATTTTCCCGACGATGTTCGCCATGGCGTCGGAAACGCGAATATCTTCGAGCGTAACGCCCGGCTTACTCAGGTTGTCCAGTTGCCCCGCAAGGATTTCGCCAATTTCTTTCGGGCTCTTCTCGCTAGCCATTCAGTGCCTCCTTAACTCTCTTAATCTCTCGTACGAGAGATAGGTGTAATGTTTTAAGGTCTATATATTCTTTCGGGACGGAGCGGATGGAAAGGCCTAATTTATTAACGTACCTTCCGACAATTCTAATATCGCGGTTCGCTTTGTAGTTTTCTCTTCTTCTAGCCACTATCTTCTCGCGGTTCGCTTTGTAGTAAGTTTTATCTTTAGCCGCTATCTTCTCGCGGTTGGCCTCGCGGTAGGCTTTATCTCTAGCCGCTATCTTTTCGCCGTTGGCTTCGCAGTAGGCTTTTCGTCCAGCCAATATCTTCTCGCGGTTGGCCTCGCGGTAGGCTTCCATGTAAGCCTTCTCCTTCTCCTTATCCCTAAACATCCCCCGCCCCCCGCTTTGATTCAGCCCCTTACGGGGGCCAGTCGGTATCAAGACAGCCGGGCCGAAACACCGTACTGCAACACTGGAAGCGGCGGGAGTCGAACCCGCAAAGCCCTCGCTTCCTCGTGCCCCCAGTTCGCCGGGGGCTTGGAAACTCCCGTTCTTGGCTTGTCGCAGGTGGATCTCCGCGACTGCCCGGGCTCTCCGCGTCGGTCTCTACTACTACCGTGTGTTCATATTGCCCCACCCATGCGCCGGTGGGCCGCGTTTATATCAAGCCCATGCGGGCCGGATTATTTCCGGTAAGTAATTTCCACGTCGATTTCGAACAGTCGAATGTCGACGTACTGGAGCGCGTCGCCGTCTTGCTCTACGGCTTTGAGGCACACCGCCTCGCTCTGCTCCTTCACGTACCGGAGCGCGTAGCCGTTCTGCTCTACG